TACGACTGTGACGTAGTAGATTGTGCTTGAGGTCTTCGTGGTAGCGCGGAAAAGTGTCGCCGGGGTGTTGGTGGTTACTGACTGGGTGAAGTACAACTTCTGACCATTTACCAGACCGTGGGCAATGCACTCAATAAGGGCAGCTCCCGAGTAGGTTCCCGTACCGGCTGTAATTGACGTGTCAGGGTCAAAGATTGTCCGAGAAACAAAGTTCAGACGGTAGTTTTCAGTTGCGTCCTGCAGGGTTGCGGGAAGGTGCAGGGTGTTTACAAACTGATCAACGTCAGTGATGTTCTGAATCAGGTTGGAAGTCTGACCGTTGATTGTCTGAGGGAAGTTGTAGAACGGGGCAAAGTAAGTGAAGTTGCAGGTTCCGCTTGTTCCACCGAAGTCAATAGCGTCAGCCGGGGCTGCGAGGTTATCTGTACCACCAGCCGCAATAACTTCATTCAGAACGGAAACAGCTTCCGACGCAGAAGCTGCGAAGAAAACGTTGTTGAAAGAGTAATCTCCAGTCTGAACTACGTTGAACGGTGGTGCAACAACAAAAACAGTTCCGCTTGACCCGATCGTGCTTTCAATATCGCCTGTGGCCCCACTGAACGCAACTTCCTGGATCTGGTAGGAAACTGGCCAGTAGTTTGTTGTATTCAGTACGAGAAGTTTGTCCGAAACGATGGAGTCGACACTGAACGTCGCGGTGTCAAGAATACCAACCTTTTCTCCAGCTGCTACAGCGGTAGGAGTGGCAGATTCGGTAACCGCAGTTTCTGCTGTCGGAGAAGCAATCAGAGCCTGATAAGCCAGCTTGTCGTAAGTGACATCAGTTCCAATCCACTCGTAAATGGCGTTGTCCACCAGATACTTCAGGCCGGTTGTAAGATTGGCAGCGGCTTGATGGGGAGTATAGAGGTTGTACTTGTTAACGTCGGTTACAAGGAAGGGACCCGGATCAGCCAGGGCCAGCCACTTGAAGTTGTTGCTTGCGCAAAGAGCAGCGGCAGCGGCACCTACGGCGGAACGGCCAGTTTCATCAAACTGAGCGTAAGCAGTAGGAGTGATCAGGTAGCCTTGATCCTGCTGGCTATCAAAAGCAGTGTCAATGCACTGAATGTAATCTTGATATACGCGAACAAGATTCTGCTGCTGGCCAACAATGTTCTGAACGTCGTAAACGTTCTGCATGAACACGTACTCGGCTCCAACAGGTAACACGGTAGGAACAACGCTGACGTTTCCGTCGAAAGTTGTGGCAGCGATGCTGATGAAACCGTTCTCGGAGTTCGAGAGGGGGTCAACAGAAGCTACAAGACCGTACTCACGAACGTAGACCGAGCTACGAACGCTGGGGTTGCTTTCAATCGCTTCAGCGATGGCTGTTGCGATAGCAGCTGAGATTTTGCGGTTATTTACCTCGTCGCCCGAGATGTAATCTACGGGAATTGTAACGGGAACGCCAAGCCACTCGCCCTCGGAAGTATAACCAGTGGAGCCGTCGCCGGCAACCAGACGATTTCCATTCAGAATGAGTTGAGCATAAACGACGTCGCCTGCCTCAAGGTTGGAGGGGAGACCTGCATTGCTCTGTTTAGTTCCGTTCGGCAGAATCTCGATTTCTACGATTTGATCGGGAGTGCCAACGCGAACAACGCGAAGATCGCCAACTTGAGCATTCTGAAAGAATTCGTTGACGCAGTTGTAGCTCAGAAGGGGAATGCGATCTTCCGGAACGATACCACCAAGCAAAGCAAGGTAGTCATTCAGCGTAGTAATCGGGACGGGAATGTTGAAAGGGAAGACTGTAACGGATACGGTCTCTGGTGCTTCAACCAGCATGTAAACCGTGCTAAAGTTGGCGATGTCGGCATTCGCGACAACTCCAGCTTGCTCGTTAATATAAACGCCAGGAGCGCCCGGAGTTACTCCGCCGCCAAGGGAAAAAGTGGCCATTTTGTTAAGTAAATGTTCCTTCTTTCCCGTTAGTAGTGTAGGCAAGGATGACTCCTACGTGGTCTCCGTAGAGCTACTTTCGGGACACAAATGTGCCCTTACTTTTACCCTTACTGTACACCGGTTGCTGCAACATTACTGTCAAACGAGTAGCCATTGAATTTTTCCCTTAACACCACCCCCTGAACAGTGTATTTGTTTAAAGAGGTGATGTAGTCTTCAGTGGTGTTAAACGGGTAAATAGCATCTAAAGAGTCTTCGGTCGGCGTCCCCGAGATGAAGGAAGATTGTTGAAGACTCCCTGAGGTGGTGTTCGGATCTGGCAAGAAGACCTGAGCACCCAAAGGGGGAAGTTCCGTGACTTCCCACCGAGGATTCAGCTCCAGGATAGACCGATAGTCTAAAGAATTTGTCAGATACTGGTACCCTAGTTTCCTCCAGGTAAATTGCTGTTGAAAAGGAAGGGTAATCATTTTCAGACCATTTTTCGTGAACGAGCGATAAGACGAGCGCCAATAGAAGTTCCGCGAGTCAGGTCAAAGCCTCCCTGTTTTGCAACTTCTTTGGCGGCATGCTCAAGAACTGCGGGACTGGAAGGAACAAAGACGTCTTCCTCCAGGGAACGGTTTGACAGTTTTTTGCGAACATCAGTTTCAATCGCCTCTTTCAGAGGGGCTGGGGGCGCTTGAACTGGCTCGCTCGAAGGAGTAACTGTTTCAATGTTGACTGGTTCTGACTGCTTTGTTTCAGCAGCTTCGGGTTCTTTCGGTGCTTCTTCTTTGACCTCTACCCAAGCTTCGTCAACAGCTGGTGTGGCAGGGTTGTCGGCGGTAAAGGTTCCGTTCGCGTCGTGAGCTCTTTTTCTGGCCATGGTTAAGATTATCGTGAGAGGATATTTTTCCACGCAATCGGTGGAAGTTGTTCAAGGGATTTGTCGGGAATTCCCACCCAAGGTCGGGCAACCATCTTGGAAGTTCCGGTTTGATGGTATTGCCCGTAACCCGTAGATTTTACCTCAAATCCGCGACCACTTGGAAGAATTTCAGCTGTGTCCAACATTGTTCCAGTGGCCCTTAAGATTGGCTGGCCGGGATACTTGCGAAGTTTTGCTGTAGCGTATTTCGGAGTGAGAGCTAACCAAGGTTTTCCAGTTGTAGGATCAGACTGTTGCCTCCATGGAACCGCATGATCCTTTAAAAGGATTGGAGCCCACTCAACTTGTGTGGGCTTCCACCATTGCAGGTTGAATTTTTGGAAACTATCTTTCGTGAGCTTGAACTTAATCATTACCGCCTCGAAGATTTTTTCATTTCGTCTTCTTGTTTTTGAGCAAAGTTTTCAACAACGTCAATCATTGCCGTTATTTTACTCATCGGTTGTTGTTCGAGCCAATCAACAGAGCTATCCCATCTTTGTTTACAAAGGTGGAAAGAAATTTCAAGCCAATTTTCAATCGACATGATTTTCTCGTTGATCAACTCGTCTGACACCCATGAAAGAATCGTTCGAGTCTGACTTATGGTCAAAAGCTCTAAGCTCTCGGAATTCAGAATAAGACGAAATATCAGAGGAGCCATTCCGGACTCGTTGTTTCGAAGTATCTGCGCCAGATAAAAATCTTTCGGGCAGATTTCGCGAATGTGCAAACAAACGCTATCGTCAACGCTAACTAAGTAGGTGAAATCCTCGAGGTCCTCAACGGTTAGTTTGGGTCCGTTTCATCCTCGGTTCCGTTAGCTTTTGCAACGAGGTCGCTAAGTTTCTTGAAATCTCGCACGCCGAGGTCAAGAATCTCATCATACGTGATCTTATCGGCTCCGACGATCAGGCGCTCGATAATTTTCATGCCCCTTTCTACATCCCCTGCTTTACCGAGTTCTTTCTCCATATACAGAAGGTCACGGCCAGTCATCTCTCGAATCTTGATTTCACGACCGTCAGAGATAGTAGTCGAAAAACTCTCAAGTTCTTTCTTCGTGGATTTGACGGCTGGCAAAGATTGCTCAGCGTCGCCTGAAATTGTTCGCATAGTAATTGCTAAGTGAATCTGTCTAGTTTTACCCTCGCTTGGAAAAGAGCGCTTTCAATCTCCTCATCACCATTCCCAGGGGGAAGTGATAGATAGATAGACTGAGCGATCTTCCAACTGTCCTCTGCACCGGGTAGGTCGTTTTCTATCCGATCAACAATATCTCCAATCCAGGCCCAAACAACTTCCTTTCGAAACGTTGGGTCACGTGGGAGAGGGAAAGGCATCAGAGAGCTTGAGAAATTACGAAGACTTGTTGAGGGCTGAAATACTCCGAGTTGTAGGCGCATAGGACGGAAGACGGGATTTCCCTTCCCTTTTTATCATAGGGTGTCACGAGATAGTAAACTCCTGCGGAACCGAACATAGTTTCGATTGAGGCAGACGCGACGCGAGATTTGCGAGTTTTCTTCATTTGATGAGACCTTTTTGAATTGCGGTATAGCGGGTTTTGAGTTTGTCGATTGCGCCGAGCTCAGAGAGCTCTTGCATCGAGTACTCTACTCCGGACGGCTCAGCGATACCGCCAGGATTGGAAGGCGTAACAGTTTTTTCCTTCGGCGACTTCCGAATACGGTTGTCAATCGCAACACTCGAGAAGAACGCACGGGACAGCGGAAGTTCAGGAATACCCACAGCGGAATGAAACAAAGACCAGGTGTACATGTGAGCGATTTGAAACAGAACCGCAAACTGCTCAGCGTATTTTTCCGGAGTCATAAACCAGATCTCATCGTGAATGCTTAGGATAAACCTGGCTGGGATCTTGTATTCGTTCGCAAGCCAATGAACCGACGTCAGGAAGATCGAGAGAATTTCCGCTCCGGATGATTGAATGGTCCAGTTAACTCGTCCCGTCTTGAAATCGTCACCAACTGCGGCTGGACGCATCGCGGTCGAGATTTTAGTTCCGAGGCAAGGAAGTTGGGGGACACGAGTTCGCATAGCGATCTCCTCCATATAGTTGAAACAACCGGAATCTGACCCACCTTCATACAGCCCCGACCGCTGTTTGCCCTTCTTACTACTCAGAGCGTTTTGAGCGAACCTCTTGACTTCTGCCTCTGTCTTCCCTGGATAAACTTTTCGAATGTAGGTTTGAATTGCCCTGGATCCCCCTCCGTACAGGGTGGTGAACCCTACAACTTTGGACAGATCTCGAGCTTTCTTCAATTCATTCTCTAATTCTTTGCTTATTGGAACGAGCCACTTTCCATTTTTCTTGAAAGCAGTTCTACCATCGGATAAAACTCTTTTTTCAACTCTTTTTGAATCTTCCACTTTTTTCGTCTCGAATTGTTTTAGCTTTGGAACCGTTTTTTCTTGCCCTTTGACTTTTCAGTTCAGGGGTTTCCGAATTAAGTATAGCAAACCCTGGGCCATTGATTCGCCCAGGGATATAACCAAGCGGGATCCCAAACTTCGGGTTATACCGTTTATCCTCTTTCCCGTTATTGCACCAAGAGAAAGAACCGTGGTTTCTGGACTCGCTTTTAAGCATTCCGTAAAACCAACCTTCAGGAAGAGGTTCCCCAGGGTGGAGCCTGACGTTTCTGGTTCCGTCATTGGCCATTCTGCTTCCTTTGCACCTTTTTCTCGTTGCTTCTCGAGCTTTAGCTGTTCTTGAGTTTTTTCTCCCATTGATGATTTTTCCGTACCCTGTCTCAGAAGCTTGAAACCACCACTCAGAACCCATGAACTCGCATAAAACCCAATCCCCGTCCACAAGAAACTCGCAAAAGTCCCCAGGTTTTTTAGGGGCTTCATATTTGTTTATACGGTAAGGAACAAAAGCATCGCACTGTTTCGTATTTTCAGAGGCTGTAAGTTCGCAAAGGTTTTGTAAACACTTCC